ATCAAGGATAGAACCGACTGACACCTCGGAAAGACGGGGCTGGTTCCTATGCTTCTTCGCTGAAGCCCTCTCGTGGTGAGAGTTCGCCCCTGGTTGTCAGGGGCTTTTTTTTGCCCTATCATGATTATGTGGTGATAGGGAGGTTAGGTATGTATAGTGAGGGTGGTATGGAGATTATGGTTGAGAGAGGGGTTGTGATGCCGCCTAAGTTGGAGAGTCGGTATCCGCATGGAGAGATGGAAGTGGGTGACAGCTTTTTTGTGGTGGGGTTAGGGATGCAGGTTGTGCTGAATGCCAATTGGAGAGCGAGTAAGAAGTTGGGATGGCGGTTTTCCGCAAGGAAAGAGGGGGATGGTATTAGGGTATGGAGGGTGACATGAAGGTAGTGGAACTGAGAGAGGACTATGTAGACATGGCGCAGGATGATTACTGGGAGGCTGTACACCGCATGAATCAGGCTGAGTTGATTATGGAGTTGCGTCGGCAACAGGCAAGGTCTGCGGGGCTGCTAGCAGAGTGTTTGTCAGAGTTGTCGAGGATTAAAAGGGTAGTGAATGGATCAGCCTACGCCTGAGGAGAAGTACCGAGAGGAGTTATTGCTATCCAGAACGGTTCTCAGAAATGAGATGAGAAGGGCGTCACACGCTTATTCGCCTGCCGAGAGGCGGGAGTTGGTGAAGACCTGGAATGAGGTCTATGAACCCAAGATCGCAAGAGAACTGTTGCGGGTAGCAAGGAACAAAGAGGCAATGTATCGCATTGCTAACTGGAACTTGAGCGAGTTTGATAAGGAGCGTCGTGGTGGCAAACGATAAGTATTCTGATATTACGGTCGTTGCCATTTATGGCGATGGGCGAGGCCGGATAGCCCTGCCAGCTTTAAAGAAGACTGCGGCAGCACTGCCTGGCAGCAAGCAGTTGCTGATTACCAATGTTGCGGTAGCGACAGATGTTCCGCAGAAGTTGGTGGCGCATGGGCTGGACTACCATGCCTATTCTGAGTTTGTGCTGTACGGGCTGCATCACTACATTGATACGCCGTATGCCTTGATCGTGCAGCATGACGGGTGGGCGTTAAACCCTGATAACTGGCGAGATGAATGGCTGACCTACGACTATGTGGGTGGGCTGACACACGCAGCACTATTGCCTAACGGCTTTTACAGGACAGCCTATACATGGTGGGGCGAACCCGATGTCAGAGTGGTACAGAACGGCGGCTTTAGCCTGCGTAGTAAGGCCATGCTAGAAGCGCCTTCTAAGTACGGCATCATGCGTAACCAAATGCCAGAACCCACCTTGATGAATGAAGATGTTCAGGTCTGCTGCTTTATGCGGCCTGCGTTGGAGAATGTGGGCATCCAGTTCTGCCCCGATGAACTCTCTAAATACTTTTCTTTTGAACATCTAGGGCAACCCCATGAGGGCATGGACTTGACTAAGGTGTTTGGTCATCACGCAAGGTTTAGACAGTTGCTAGATGATGACAAAGTGCTATGGAAGTTGACAAAAGAACAGATGGCAAACTTCTTGGGTGAAGACGCCGTGTTTGCATTGTTTGCTGACCACTATAAATATGAAATGCTAATGGCATGAAATTTAATCTCTCGCAGTTTTACAAGTTTTGCTCACAGCTAAAGATTGAAACCAAAGAGCAAGGCTTGAAGAAGATGGATGTGCTGCTAGGCACACAAACGTATGTGATGGATGAAATCTCAAAAGGGTTGCAAGAAGATATTCACTTCTTTGTGATCCTAAAGGGGCGGCAGCTTGGCATCACGACAATCTCTTTGGCTTTAGACCTTTACTGGCACTTTATACACAATGGACTCCAAGGCACACTCACCACAGACACAGAAGAAAACCGAGATATGTTCCGGTCAACCCTTGCCATGTACATGGAAGGTTTACCTAAAGAGTGGCGTATCCCGCTTCTTGCCCACAACCGGAATCAGCTTCAACTCAAGAATAGAAGCCGCCTCTTTTATCAAGTCGCGGGGCTTAGAGCAAAAGGCTCGCTTGGTCGCGGTAAGGCCATTACATTTCTACACGGAACAGAAACTTCGTCCTGGGGTGATGAAGAAGGACTAGCATCACTGCTGGCCTCGCTTGCTGAAACCAACCCGAATCGTCTGTACATCTTCGAGTCCACTGCGCGTGGCTTTAATATGTTCCACGATATGTACGTCACCGCGAAACGCGCTAAGACACAAAGAGCAATTTTCTGTGGCTGGTGGCGTAACCAGTTTTATTCTGTCGATGCTGATTCACAGATTTACAAAGTCTATTGGGATGGCAAGCTAACGCCTGAAGAAAAAGAATGGACACGCGACATTAAGAAACTCTACGACGTAGAGATCAACAGTCGGCAAATGGCCTGGTGGCGTTGGAAGCTGCATGAGGGCATCAAGGATGATGCGCTGATGTATCAAGAATTCCCGCCCACTGAAGACTATGCGTTCATCATGACGGGTACGTCGTTCTTCTCGAATGCCCGTTGTACGGACATGATGAAGATCGCCAAGAAGATTGGTTGCGACTATTACCGTTACAGCATGGGCGCAAACTTCTTGGACACAGAAGTGGTGAAGTCTACTGAACGCTTGGCAACCCTAAAGATATGGGAGGAACCAGTTGATACGGCTTATTACGTTATTGGTGCAGACCCTGCTTATGGCAGTTCTGATTGGGCTGATCGTTTTTGCATACAAGTCTTCCGTTGCTATGCTGACGGTATGGAGCAGGTTGCAGAGTTTGCGACACCGGAGATGAACACCTATCAGTTCGCGTGGGTGATCGCCCACCTTGCTGGCGCTTACAAGAACTCGACACTAAACCTTGAGGTCAATGGTCCTGGTCAGGCAGTTATCAATGAACTGCGAAACTTAAAGCGACAAGCAGCAACGCTGACGGGTCAACAAGGCTATGACTTGATGAACGTGTTAGGTAGCATGAGTAACTACATCTGGCGGCGTAACGATACGTTAGGTGGCATCAGTAATAGCATTGGTTGGATTACAACATCACAGACCAAAGAGCGAATGCTGTCGTACATGAAGGATTACTTTGAGCGCAACATGATGGCGATCTACTCAACCGAGTTGATTGATGAGATGAAGACCATTGTGCGTGATGGCTCAAGCATTGAAGCAACTGGTAGGAACAAGGATGATCGTGTGATGGCAGCGGCTTTGGCTTGCGCGGCATTTGCCGAGCAGGTGCAGCCTAAGTTAATCAACATGAAGATCACCCGCGAGATGAGCAGAAAGACAGATGACATGACGCCAGAGCAGGTGGCGGTGGGCAGGAACGTATCTGATTACTTGAAAAGAATTGGTATTTATGGAGGCAATGCGTGATCGACATTATTCCTAAAAAGGAATTGTTAAGAATTATCAAAGCGTTTGTGGCTGATGAGAGGCGCGGTATTCCGCTGGAGTTGTTTTCTGAACTATGCGGCGTTGACCGCAAAACACTCTACAACGTCTTTATCAATGAAAAGTATCCGATGACTGAACTGATTCAGCGCAGGGTGTCCAGAGGGTATGACGCATGGCGTAATGGCGAGGTGGCGGTCATGGAGCGCTACGGCAAGAAATGGATCGAATGGCGCAAAGAACCCAAGATGAGGATGGTCAGAGGCTATGGACTTACGCTCAAAGATGGCGAGATCAAACTTGATATTGGTATTAAGAACCGTCTTGATTATTCTGGTTATTCACTTGATGATAAATTGAAGGGGATATGATTATGGCGATATTGCGTGATTATCATTGTCAGACACACGGCTACTTTGAGTCGTTTGACGCCAAGTGTCCGATGAAGAACTGCGATGAAGAAGTGTCTATCGTGCATCTTCAGCCGGTGGGTTTAAAGTCTGATAAGACTAAACACAACGACAAGACCTTGAGTCAGTTGGCAATCGACTTTGACATGAGCGATATTAAGTCGGTGCGCGAGGGCGAAAGCCAATCGGGTTACCTAACGCGCAACAACAAGACGCCACCGGAAGCGCCAAGAGAGCAGCGCCCTGGTGACGCTGTGATGTGGGGGAATACGTCCGGCACTCGCTGGAATTTGGACAGCTTGGTGAAGGGCAATGGTTATCGTTCTATTAACGGAGAACCCGTTGGCGTGAACCCGAAAGACCTAGGTAACTTGACAGCACCTAAGACTGCGAGTTATATAGCCGACCATGACAACCTGCAAATAAATCCAAATGCGGATACCTAGCAACCCACTGCATCGTGAGGAGTTCTATCTGGACTTAATCCAGAAGTGCTTTGTGTCACGGGAGGAACGCAAGGCTGATTACTCCGCACTTCGATCCTACTATTTGTTTGGCGCAGCGCCGGAAGAATCACCGGCGCTTTTTAATAAGATTTTCCCGCATATCGACCAGTTGACCTCGTTCCTGTACTCCGCAGAAACGACACGCTTTACCATTAACCTCGGCGCTGAAGTTAGTCCTCAAGAACACCGCAAGATTCCCGTTCTGACGAACAAACTGAACGACGAATGGCTAAACAGCAACTGTGATCAGGTCTTCTCTACTGCCCTAACCTGGGCGCTGTGCTTTGGCACAACCTACGTCAAGCTAATCGTCAACAATGGCGTACACCCCTACATGGTGGAACCGTCTTGTATCGGCGTGTTGCGTGAGGATGTTCCCTACACAGACCGCCAAGAAGCAATAGCGCAGACCTACTACATCACCAAGTCGGAACTCTACGCTCGTCTGTACTCGCATCCTAAGCGTGATGAGATTGTCAAACGGGTCACATCGTCCTACCAGCCGCAGCAACTTGACATCCCTGATGGCATTGACCGCATCATCATGTCGCAGACCAACCCGACCATGACAGGTACAGTCAACCTAGACTTGTCCGGCATGAACCGCTACAAGGCGCGGGTGGCTGAAGACACGGTAGAGATGACGGAACTGTGGGTCTGGAACGATGACACGCTGGACTATCAGGTGGTTACGATTGCCGAACCGGATGTCATCATCTATGACCGACCAGGTGAGCAAGTCTTTTTGAAAGGCGAACTGCCGTTTGTTCAACTTTGCCCTAACCCAATGTACGACTACTACTGGGGTCAGAGCGAGGTGCAGCGTTTGGTGTTCTTGCAGTCGTTGCGGAACAAGCGCATGACGGAGATTTTGGACTTGCTGTCTAAGCAAGTTTCTCCACCAACGGCATTGATTGGCTTTACCGGCATCTTGGATGAAAAGAACTTTGCGTTGAATCGGGCAGGCGGCTTGCTGGCAACCGATATGCCTAACGCTAAAGTTGAGAAGATGGCTCCGCAAATGCCAGGTGACTTGTTCGAGGTGATCCGTGAAGTGGATCAGATGTTCGCGGAAGCGTCAGGTATTACAAGCGTACTCTCAGGCAGAGGGGAAACCGGCGTCAGAAGCCAAGGTCACGCCTCTCAACTCGCCCGACTTGGCTCCTCAAGAGCGAAAAAACGTGCGCTCATCATTGAAGATAGTCTGGAAAAAGTAGCCACACTGTTCCTAAAACTGATTCAAGCCTACGATGACAGCAAGCTAAAAGATGCTGAAGGGTTGTCATTTATAGCAGAACAGTTTACAAACAACTATGTGGTGAAGGTAGACGCGCATTCCAACAGCCCGATCTTTACTGAAGACCTGCGACAGCTTGCCTTCAATATGTTTAAGGCTGGCGCTATCGACAAGGAATCTCTGATAGATTTGCTTGAACCACCGATGAAGCAGTTGTTGAAGGAAAAGCTGAAAGTCATGGAAGCAAAACAGGCGCAGCAGCCGCAACAGCAACCGCAACAAGGTAAACCTGACCTAAAAGCAGTGGGGGAATAATGGCACAAGATGCAATTTCACCAAAGGCTGACCAACCGAGAGCAGGCACAACGGCTCCGATGAAAGATTCACCCCGCCAGCCTAATTTGCAGTATCGGGTGCAAGGCGTAAGGAGTTTTGACCGTAGCCCGTCCACACGGACTTACGGACGTACAGTAAGGGGATAAACCTGTCAGGAGATGACGATGTACAAGAAAATGAAGCGCGGTCGCAAGACTCGTCGGTAATTCCTAGTAAGGAATGGGGTCTGGCTGACTTCCCCTGTTAAGTTGGCCGCATTTTGTGGAGGCTACTATGGCACGCAAAGGTCGCAAAGGTCGTAAAGGCCGCAAGTAATCCTTAGGGATTTCCCTGCGGGGGCGGGGAGTTTAAATATACGCCCCTACTTGACAAAAGCTATCAAAAAGCTTAATTCTATCGCCAAAATTAATTGGGGTATTTATGAGTGTACCACCGGATCAACTGATGCAGATGATGCGTAGCCAGCGTGGGGCTGAACAGCCTTCACCTTTGGCGTCAGAAGCGTCTGCAACAGATCAAACCCCGCCAATGTCTGCCCCAATGTCCACACCAGAACCCAAAATGGGTAATCGTGAAGGCGCAATGGTCAACTTAGGCTTGGCGATGGACTTAATTCAACAAGCACTGCCTGCGTTGGGTAGCAGTTCACCTGAAGGCGTTAAAGTCTTGTCTGCGTTACGCACCTTAACCGGCGTCATTGGCGGCAAGAAAGAATCCGTTGACGAATTGAAGCAGTCTGAGATTCTTCAGATGCTACAGACACTTCCGCAGGCGGGTGGCGCAACGCCGGAAGGTAAAGCTTTGGCAGCAGCGCCAGCAATACCTGGTATGCAGATGCCAGGCGCAACCCCTCAACCAATGTAAGGAGAAATCATGGACTTATTCAAGCCTCGCGGTGCTTCTGCGCCTCGTAAACCTACCGACAACAACCAGCAGAATGGTCAAATCGTTAATACTCCACGTTACTCGGAGTTTGGCGGTCTGAAGAACGCTGGCGCAACAGGCAGCAAGAACAAGATGCAAGTTCAGAAGCCTGGTGACGGTAAGCGTGTCATTTGAACAACTTAGGGGATAAACCATGTCATTAGAAGACCTAACACCAGAAGCCCGTGACGAACTGGCTTTGCTTGCAAAACAACTGTCCGAGAATCCTGAAACCCGCAAAGACTTTCTGCGTCAAGTACGGAAGGTTAAGCCGGAGATGCCGATTCCCGAACTGGAAATTGAAGACTACACGCGCCATGCGGTAGATAAAGCGTATGACCGTGTAAATCAATTAGAAGCAAAGTTGCGTGAGCGCGATGCGATGGATGAACTCAACAAGCGTCGTAGCAAGTTGAAGTCCAAAGGTCTTATTGACAATGATGAAGATATTGAGGAAGTGGAGAAAGTGATGTTGGAAAAAGGCATTACTAACCACGAAGCAGCAGCAGAATATTGGCGCTGGATGCAGCAATCTGCCGCACCGACGCCAACTGGTTACAACCCGTCAACTATCAACAAGTTCGACCTGTCGAAATACTGGAAGAACCCTGTTGCTGGCGCACGGGATGAAGCAGCAAAAGCACTCAATGAGTTGCGGAAAAACCCGCGACCCATTGGCCTGTAAACAAGGGGATTTTTGACTCGGAGATAAACTATGCCTATTGGTGGCGGTATTCTTCCGGCAACGGGTAGTACGCAATTTACGGAACTAACTTACGTTACCCGTAGGGCGTTTATCCCGAAGCTGGTCGTACAACTCTATAACTCGACACCGCTGATGGCGGCTCTGATTGCTAACTCGCAACAGGCTTCCGGCGGTGTTTCCTCTGTAACTGTTCCTGTCCAGGGTTCACAGTTCGTAAACGCTCAGTGGTCAGACTACAGCGGCTCGTTCGCTCAACCGTCTGTTCAGCAGGGTGCTTACAACGCTGAATTCAACCTGAAGCTGATGATTGCCCCAGTACCGTTCCTCGGTATGGAAGGTGCAGTTCAGCAAGACGCAGCTATCATTCCTCTGATCGAAGCGCGTATGAACGACGCGACTAACGTGATGATGGATGCAATGGCTACCGCCTTGTACAC